TGGTCTTCTTGAACTTGGTGAGATCGGCGGACTTTGGAAAAATGTAGCAGGACGTTATGATCTAGGTAATGGTAAGAAGATTTATGCCAAACAGATTCTTAAGGAACCTGAAACATATTTTACCGAAGAAGTAATGAAAAAGTTGGATGCTATTGCTAAGGAGGAGTTTTCTTACGGATTATGAATGTGCTTGACTTTGTTTTAAAAATTGATAATGTACTACCTGATGAGATCTGTGATGAACTAATCAAAATCTTCGAAGAAAGTAATCATAAAAGTAGATTAGATAGGGATGGGTATCCAAACTGGACCAATCTTTTCATTCATAATTATCACCCTAAAGCAGAACAAAAATTAAAGCATGTATACTTAGCAGTTGCTCGTAAGTATCAAGACTGGTTGGGTGAATATGGTCTTTACTTTAATACTAAAGACTTTGATTTTGAGGGTTCTAACGTTAAGAAGTATGTTGGTGGATCTAATGATCTATACAAGAGACACGCTGATGTTTCGTCTATAGACACTTCACAAAGATTTGTTGCTTTGCTTTTTTATCTTAATGACGATTTTGAGGGTGGAGAAACTATTTTCTATCCTAATATGTCGATCAAACCTAAAAAAGGATCTGTGGTAGTATTTCCTCCATTTTGGTTATTTCCGCATGAAGGAACCCCTGTAATTAAGGGTGAAAAATATATCATGTCAACATATTGTCTTTGGAATCATATGTCATGTCAAGATAGGAATTAGAATGGATAAGATTGAATTTTTAGTTCTTAGAAGTCTTCTTCATAACGAAGAATACTGGAGAAAAGTGATTCCTTTTGTTAAAGCAGAATATTTTGAAGATTCAAATCAAAGAATTGTGTATGAAGAAATACATTCTTTCGTGACTGAATATAATGAGATTCCTACAAAAGAAATCTTAAATATTGAAGTTGAAAAACGAAAAGACATTAACGAACAAACATACAAGGAGATTTCAAAGGTTATCAGTTATCTTGACGATGAACCTGCTGAATTTGAATGGTTGATTAATACTACAGAAAAGTGGTGTCGAGATCGTGCTATATATCTGGCATTATTGCAATCTATTGGTATTGCTGATGGTAATGATTCTCAAAAGACACCTGATGCCATTCCATCTATTTTATCTGATGCACTTGCTGTAAGTTTCGATAATCATGTGGGGCATGATTATCTTCAGGATTACGAACAACGCTATGAAATATACAACAGGAAGGAGTCCAGGATTCCGTTCGACCTTGAATTCTTTAACAAGATTACAAAAGGTGGCCTTCCTAATAAAACACTTAATATTGCTCTTGCTGGGACTGGTGTCGGCAAGTCTTTGTTTATGTGTCATATGGCTTCTTCTGTTTTACTTTCAGGTAAAAACGTACTCTATATCACTATGGAGATGTCTGAGGAGAAGATTGCGGAACGTATTGACGCAAATCTTCTGAATGTAAATATTCAGGACATTGCTGATCTTCCTAAACAAATTTTTGAATCCAAGGTATCGAATCTTGCTCAGAAAACACAAGGAACTTTGATCATTAAAGAATATCCTACAGCATCTGCTCATAGTGGACACTTTAAATCACTTCTTAATGAGCTTGCACTTAAGAAATCATTTAGACCTGATATTGTTTTCATTGATTACCTTAATATATGTGCTTCCAGCAGGTATCGCGCAGGCAGCAATGTCAATTCATATACAGTTGTCAAAGCAATTGCTGAAGAACTTCGAGGATTGGCTTGTGAAGCAAACGTCCCTATCGTTTCTGCCACGCAGACCACTCGCTCTGGTTATGGTAGCAGTGATGTTGAACTTACTGATACTAGTGAGTCCTTTGGTTTGCCTGCTACTGCTGATCTTATGTTTGCCCTTATTAAAACTGACGAGCTTGAAGAGTTGGGACAGATACTTGTAAAACAACTTAAAAACAGGTATAATGATTTGACAATCTTCAAACGTTTTGTTGTTGGTGTAGATCGAGCAAAGATGAGACTGTACGATTGTGAACAGTCAGCACAGGAAGATTTACTAGATAACAAAAAAGATGAAGAGTATGAGTACGAAGAAAAACCAAAGAAAGCATTTGACGGATTTAAATTCTGATATGGGACTTACTACTCGTAACCTACAATCATCAATTGTGGTAGGTGAAACACCTTATTATTATGAAGTGAAATTGAACAATCACCCTAATGGATTGACACAACTCCATTGTGGTAGTAAAATAGATCGGGATAGAATTATTGAAATGTATCCTGGTTCTACATGGCAAAAGATTTATTTGCCTTATTCACCTCAAACTATTGATGTTCCACACGTTGTAGTGGCACCTGATTTAGAACTGCCAATGCAACAAATTTTACCCGAAAGCGATTTACAACCTTTAGAACTATGAACATTGATCCTCAAAAATATATTGAATTTGTTGCTAAGACAACAAGTAAACCAAGCACTTACTTTGAAGAATTAGTAACACGTCTTGCTGAACTAGAAGCAACTGGTGCTGATGTTCCTAAACTGACCACTGCTGCTCTCGGTATTACTGCAGAAGCAGGTGAGTTTGCTGAAATCGTCAAGAAGATTTTTCTTCAAGGTAAACCATATGATGAAGCAAATATCATTCATATGAAGAAGGAACTTGGAGATATTATGTGGTATATCGCACAAGCATGTATGGCGCTTGATACTAACTTTGACGAATTGATGCAGATCAATTATGATAAGTTGAGTGCCCGTTATCCTGAGGGTGCATTTGATGTGTATTATTCTGAAAATCGTAAGGAGGGAGACCTGTGAAATTAAAAATTACACTTGAAGATTATCAAAAAGCTGGTGAAGAATTTTGGCCAAAGTATTGGTATGTTGCCAAAGAATTAGGTGAAACTGCAAAACCAGAAGAAGTTTTGAAAGTTATGGAATCACTTGCTGCTGTCGCTATGAAGCAGCGAGTTGAAGATAAGATTGGTCCATTTGGATTTAATAAAAAGAATGATGACGCATGAAGAAATGCTTGAAGAAGCAGCACAACGTGAAAAAGATAATGAAGTGATTGTTCCCGACGGGGCAAAATTAATTGATGATGTTTTTTATGTTTGGAAAACACGTTTTGGTCTTCATGCCACAATGACTAAAAATGGTCGTAAGATGCTAACCGGACTTGGTGAAGACAATGTAATTACCATGACACGATGGCATCTTCAGTGTGAGCAAGAAGGTTGGCCAGAAGGTAGTGTCCGTGTTGTTAATAGTGGCACAGTAGGGGGGAAGTTATAATTAGTGCAACTAATTTATGATATACAGAAGTTATTTTCTATGATTGTCATGCTATTCAATATGTGTAATAGTAATGACTTTAATAGAAAAGCTTGCCTAAAAGAATTACCACCTCAAATTATTCCTACTTTACGAGAAGCATGGGAACTTAAAACTAAAAAACGTATTCCATATCAAAATGAGAAGGAAAAATTAAAGAATATAAATATATAAAAGTAATGTGTAAGGAAGATGTCTTCAGCAATGCGTAACTTTATGGAGGCGTATCACGCAGTCCATAACTCTGAAGCAAAAGAAGAATTCTATTCTCAGAGAGACTCAATCAGTGAAATGAACACTGGTAATCTTTCTGACAATGATCTTCGTGAAATTGCAGAAGAGGTTTGTGAAATCCTTTTTGACCAGGGTGTTACAGTTAAAGAAGCAATCGCTTTTATGACTGAAATCCTTGTTGAAGGCGAAAACGTTGGTAGAAACAAAAAAGTTGATAGACTTTATGCGGCATTTGCTGAAACATTTGACAATATCACTTCAAAAGCAAACCAGTTAGAAGAGTTTGCTAAGCATAGAAAATCTAAGAAACTTCAAGAGACTTGGTCAGCAAGACATAACCAAGAGAAAAGAGTTCAAAGACATCACAGCGCCATCGTTGCTGAAGATCGTGCTGCTGTAAAAGCAGGTCTGCTTAAGATGGTAGAGGGTATTCGTGACATGGATCCTGAGAAGGGAACTAAAGAACGCAAGGAACGTCTTGAGAAAAAGCGTGGTATGAAGATGGATGATCATCCTCAGTATAAGAAAGAAGAAGTTGAGCAGGTTGATGAGGCAGATTCTTTAGCAGCAATGCAAGCAAGAAGAGAAAAGCGTCTTGCTCGTCAAAGAAAGCAAATGGGCACTTCCTCAACTGGTCAAGACTTTGGTCATGACTATGGTATTTCTTCTGCCGAGCGTAAGAAGAGACAGCAAGCAGAGTTTGATAAGTTTGTTGGTAAGAAGACTAAGAAAGAAGAAGTTGAGCATGTAGAAGAAGTTGAAATGGATGAGGCAATGCGTCCTGGAGAACGTCAGAGAAAAGTAGCAGCAAAGGTGCATGATCCATATGTTAAGGGTGGTAGCAAAACCCGTGCAATTGCTCATAACGTTGCAGTTCGTAATGATGGACCTGGAACTCCTGGTTATGAAAAGAAATCGACTGGTGGTAAGGGTGCAAGATATGCTGGATATGGTGATCAGGGTGCTGGCAACAAAGCACGTCGTCGTATGGGACAAGAACCACTGAGAGGAAATACTCGCAAAGAAGAACTAGAAGCATGGGCAGACGCATATAAAGCAGTCTATGAAGTAGACGAAGAAGCAAAACCTGATTATCTTGATTTCGATAAGGACGGAAACAAGAAAGAGTCAATGAAGAAGGCACTGAAGGATAAGAAGAAAGGAAATCCTAAGCACGGTATGAAGGGTCACAAGTGTGACGATGACTGTGATCATGATGAGAATGGTAATGGTGGAGATATGGGTGAACAGTTTAAGTTTTCTGAAGCAGAACTTCAGAGAATTCAAAAAATTGTAGACTCTTGGTGAAATGTCTAAGAATACTCCTTTAAAAGTATTCCTCGGCATCAAAGACATTCTGAATGACCCTTCTATCAAGGTCGTGGAGGGATCATCTAGAGCAAGAATGAAATTTACATTCTTTGCTCCAGATAGAATGGCTTTGGCAAGCAAGGTACACGAAGAATTTGATAAGCAGGGTGTCAAATATAATTCTGTTGTAAAGTCAAATGAATCATCTTTCCCATCAGATGTTGTTACATTTACTGATGCTGGTAAAGTAAAGAGTGCCCTGATTGTTTATAAACCATCAAAAAGAAAAGCTGCTGATGCTAAGACAACAGCGATGCAGGAAAAAGCATCAACGTATGTCTTTGAGCGTGTGCTAAAAGATAATATCACATGGCCTTCTGTTGAGGCTATGATGGACGATAATGTTACGATGAAGGGTATTAGGAAAGTATATCCAACCGTAGAATTTGAATGGATGGAAGTATTTTTCAAACAACATCAGAGAATGTTTAAAGAATTTAGTTCTGCTTCATTTAGTGTATTTGATCATAGTGGCAACGGATCATTCATGGACTATGTGAGTCAGTTGGTTAATCAAAAGTTCGGTGTAACGAAGAAAGACAACTGGGATCCTGCAGATATGTGGATGGTCAAGGGTTCTGTCGCTTCTGTAAAGAAAACCATTGAAGATAATATAGCAGGTTCTAAAGGAACACAGACTATTGAAGAACTAAATGCTATAATGAGGGAGATGTATAAGAAGAGAATTCTTGTTGGAATATCCCTTAAAAAGGTATCTGGTAGACAAGCAGAATTTGAAGAGTTTAACATTGAAGCACTTACCCTAGACGAAAGGGATGATTATAATTTCCCTAACGTAGACTCCACTATCAACTTGACAGAGTCGATGACTCAGGATACAGTGGTCAAACTTACAAAGACTGGAGGCAAGGGATATAAGTTTCAAATCAAAGGAAACAATTCTACTGACTTTAGTAATTTGAAATGGGAAGCAACACAAATTGGTGCTGGCGCTGCTAGAGGTGGTAAGGCACAAGTTGATCAAGTCGTCCAACTGCTGAAAGATAATGGTAAAGACTTTGACAAATCAAATGGTAACTATCCTAAGACACTGGATCAATATGAAAGTGATGAGAGAAAATACATTGCTATGTTCAATAGGGTGAAGAAGAAAACAGATACTGGTGTAACAAGTGCTGAAGATTTTAGTAACAATATCAAAGCGAAGTTCGTATCAGAACCACATGTTGCTAATTCAAAGTTAATGCAGTTGGCATTCCTGGATGCTATCTACAGTATAACACCAAAGAAAGATATGCTTGAAGTGTGGACTGACATGGTATTTCTTGCTATTAAGAAAGGTAATAAGTTTGGCCCGTTTGGTAAGTTATACTAAATATTTTTATGAAGGTTTCCCCTATAATGAAGTCATTTTTTAATTTCTTTACTGAGGCAAGAACATCTCTGGCGTCTGATCAAGCAGAACGTCAGGGACTGACTGGTGACGGCCATGGTAATTGGTATGATAAAACTGGTAAGTTATCTGCTAAGACTAAAAGGGGAAGACTGGAATTTGTAAAAGATAAACAACCTTCGCAGAAGGAAGATGATGCACCATTACAACCCAAACAACAGGAATCAGAACCATCTTCTGAACAACAACCATCAGCAGAGCAAGGAGAATATGGAGCATTTGCTGACGGTACTCCAAGACGAATGCCACAACCTACGAGAGCAGATGGTTCTCCTAAAGAAGACCTTGGATCTCTAACTGTAGTGTTTGGAAGATTTAATCCACCGACAGTAGGACATAAGAAATTATTAGATGCTGCTAAGAAAGCAGCAGGTAAAGGAAGTTTAAAGATATATCCATCTAGATCACAGGATCCTAAAAAGAATCCATATGATCCAGATGAAAAAGTAGATATCATGAAACAATCATTTCCTGATCATGCGGATAGTATTGTTAATGATCCTAATTCTAGAACTATTTTTGATGTATTGAAGCAGGGGTATGGCGATGGATATTCAAGTGTTAAAATTGTGGTTGGTGGTGACAGGGTTAAGGAATTTGAAAAGTTATCAGGAGATTACAATGGTAAACTCTATGATTTTTCTAGTGTGGAGACTGTATCTGCTGGAGAAAGAGATCCCGACGCTGAGGGTGTTGAAGGGATGTCAGCGTCCAAAATGAGAAAAGCAGCAGCAGATAATGATTTTGAAACATATCGTCAAGGTGTTCCTGACATAATTGATGATAAGACTGCTAAGCAAATGATGAATAGTCTTCGCAAGAGGATGAGTGTTAAAGAAGGATGGTCACTATGGCAGATTGCACCTAAGTTTGATTGGAAAAACCTTAGAGAACAATATGTGTCAGGTGCTATCTTTAAGATTGATCAGATAGTGGAAAATCTCAATACTGGTTTAGTTGGTAAGGTAATTCGCAGAGGAACTAACTATCTTATTTGTGTGACCGAAGATAATATCATGTTCAAGTCTTGGATTAAAGACCTTCGTGAATATACTGAAGTTAAGATGGATAGGAAGATGAGACTTCCTGGAAAACCAAATACCCTGGAAGGAACCAAAGGATATTTCAAGTATGCCACTGACATGACACCAGGACATGAGAAGGGTGGACAGAATCTTCAACCAGGTGGTAAAGCATATGATGGTGAAAGCATAAAGCAATTCATAAATAAGTATAAGAAAAAGTAGTAAGACAATGATTTCTGAGGAAGATTTAGCGCAAGGTAACGCTCCTGAAGAGTCAAAGCAGCGTATCACGCAGATAACGAAAGCAGTTCGTTATAAGGCAAGAAAGGAAGGTGGTAATCTTTTTAAAGCATTTAATGATTATATGGGAAGTACATCTGGCGTTTCTGCTACTGATCGTGCTGCTGTTAAACAAAGACTTGGTCTTTCTGAAAAATATTCAACATGGAGAGATGATCTTCGTGAAGTAATTGATATTCCTTCCTCCAATTCAAAGAAAGATGATGAGGTGGAGAAACCTATTAAGGAAAAGAAAGTAAAGAATAAAGTGACCATTAATCCCTCTATGAAAGAAGCATTTGATAAGATTGGTGGTGTTGTTATTGATGAGCAAGAAATTACCCCTGAACAAAAGAAGCAACTTCAAAATAAACAGCAGATGTTGAAGAAACGACAGATGCTTCAAAAACAAACAATTCAGATGCAGAAACAAGGTAGATTACCTGTAGGTCATTCTGAAGGTTATGCTCCTGGAGATGTTGATCAAAAGGTTGGTGCTGTAACCTCTATTCCTAAGTCTGAGCAGGACGCTGCCCGTGCTAGAATTCTTGCGAAAGCAAAGGCAAAGCGAGAAAAGATGAAGGAAGAAACTGAAGATTCTCTGAAAGATAAGCGTATGGAGCGTGGTGGTGTTGGTGGTAATATCAGATATGATACAGCACCAAAGCAACCCAAAATGAGTGCTTCAGAAAGAGAAGCACAAATGAAAAAAAGAAGAGAAGCATCTAGTAGAGCATTTGATGCTGTGAAAAAAATGATTCAGGACAAGCACGGTAAAGGTGCAATCATGGACACCAAGAAGAAGTGAAATGCCAGCAGTCTCCAAAGCCCAACAAAGATTCTTCGGGATGGTTAGAGCGACTCAGAAAGGGGAAATGGAAAACCCCTCGTCTGAGGTTACCAAAGCTGCTTCCTCCATGTCCAAGTCCGACGTGAAGAAGTTTGCCAAGACAAAGCATAAAGGATTGCCTAACAAGGTAGAAGAAGAATCAAATCCTCGTATTCCTAGAAAGGAGGGGCAACCTGCTAACTCTAAGAAGCATTCGGACCTTTATACTGATGAAAATCCTAAGGGAACCATTCACGGTTTAGGATTCAAAGATGTTGCTACTGCTAAAGCATCTGTTTCTAAGATTCGTAATTCATCAAGATCACATGCTCACAAAATCCAGGCAGCAGTTGCCATGGAACAAAGAGCAAGAGAAATGGGTAAAACTGCTGAAGCAGCAGTTTACAGAAAGTTTATTAACTCAATGAAGAAG